AAGCCACATGTGCTTGCTTAGGAAGATCGCCCCTTTCAAGCTGACATTGAAGACCCAATTGGCGAATTTTCCATGATCGTATTTCACATAATTGTACATAATTTTTCCTCCTGATTTTTGTTTGTTGTCGGATTTGCCAAGACCTTAGGGCTCATTCCCTGTTTTTTCCGGGGCAAGCTCCCAACCATGTTTTTTGGCGCATCGCGAGCAAAGGGGTACGATCCAGCCCATGGTATGCCCGTCTGCTGGGGCCCCGCACTCGATGCAGGTTTCATACGAAAGGTTTTCATACTTTTCTTCCCACTCTTCGTACTCGTCGATTATGCAGCTCGGCTCAAGGGCGTACCACCGCAGAGACCCGTACTTTTCTTTGACGTCTGTTATTTCGTACTCCCGCAGCCAATCGACGCCGTCTCTCTTCGAGGCCAGCAGAAGCAGGTCCTTCAGCTCTTTGACCATCTGAAGGCCGAAGGCTTTTTTCCATCCCTCTGGAATGTCGTCGTACCAAGAATATCTGTCATTCCCTTTTTCGACGGCGAGAAAAGGATATTCCTTGATGAGCTCGCGATTTTCTGCGGTTTTATCGCTTATCATCTCCGTCGCCTCCGAACACGCGGAACGAGATGATCCCGTCTTCCAACGAATCGTCGATGTTCGGGGTGTATTCCCCGAAATCGTAATTGATGCTGTTGCTGATCTTGGAATTCAGCTTGTAGGCGCTTTTGCGGCGCTCGTGGCTTTTGCCGACCTTCCATTCCGGGTGGCAGTCTTCCTTGATGGTGATGTTGAAGTGGGACCAGTTGTCCTTGATGATCCCTTTGATGCGCTGCACCGTCCCGAAATTCGCATAGAGATGGTCGATCGGCGAAATGGGCTTGCCGTACTTTTTCACCGCGTCTTCTATCCCGCTGAGGGAATAGAACCGCACCATGCTCAGCAACGGCATCCCGTTCTCGTCGCGATAGCTCTCCAAAGAGTCGAAATCGATCGAGAGACGAGAGAGCTCCGTCATGTTGGGGTTTTTCTTTTCTTCCATAATGTTTTCTCCTTATTAGAAGTCAAAATCAGGTTTTTCAATCGTAAGGTCTTTTCCTGGGCCTTGTTGCTCAAGGAGGAAGCGCTTCATGATGATTTCATGCCTTTCCGGGCCTTCCCATTGATTGAGGACTTCCCAAGATTTGGCGGTTCCGCCTTTTTTCCAAAGCGAGAAGTAAGGGCATTTGTATTTGCCGGCTTCTGGCTGGTTGGGGTTCGTCGGGCTGAATGCGCACCAGTAGCACAATGGGCTCGGCTTTGGGACGAAATTTTTGTCATTCTGCTCCTGCAGGATCTTGTTCAGTTTCTTGATCCCCCTGTCGATGAAGCCTTTGGAGCCGCCTTGCTGACGCAGATTGCCGCAGAACGGCAGCGAATAATAGAATTGCGACGGATAGTCGTCCAAGCCGAGTTGCGTCTTCAGCCCAATGGCATAGGTGACGAACTGAAGCGGGGTTTTGAGCTTTGACTCATCATAGGGCTTCCCTTTCGTCTTGATGTCCTCGATGATGAACTCCCCCGTTCTTTTGTTGCGGAGGATTCTGTCGATGAAGCCATATAAGGCGACGGTCGTTTTGGCCCCGCCTATTTCGACCTCATATGGGACGAGAAACTCGTGTTCGACGTCGTAGATCTCCAAATCTGGGTTCTCTTTCATGAAATCCTCGAGGCCATGGATCCCTTTGGCGAGGAATTGCTGGCATTTCTGATAATAAGAGTCCCCCGTGACTGGATCGATGTCGTAGAATTCCTCGCGGTATTTTTTGCTCAAAATCTTGACGCCGAAGATATTGCTCCCTTCGTCTTTCGACGAAGTGCTCGGCGCCGTTACGTCGGTTTTCGTTTCTTCTTTTGGCTTGTCGATGTTGACGAACATGTCCTTGTACTTCGCGTAGTCGATTTCCCGGCCGGCCATGATGTCCCTCGCGATCGCCTCAAGAACCGCGTGGGTGAGAGTGCCGAGCTCCGTTGCCAACGTGTCTTCGAAAATATAGTTCTTATCGACGTATTGGAGTTTGTATTTCCATCCGCACTGGTCCTCACAATCAAGTTTGGTATATGAGAACCGCGGGAGGAATTTTGGGTCTTTTTTGTCTTCCATCAGTTTTTTGTCCTCCTTTTTTTGATATCGTTGGCTGATATGCACGGGACATATTCTTTCTGTCTCATCAGCGCTTCCAGCGTCTCCCTTCCTTTGTCTGAAGGGGAATCTTTGTGATCCAACAGCCCGTCTTTGTCCATCACGATGTACGTCGCGCAATACTGCGACAGATATTGGACGTGCTGGCGGAGTTTCTCCCGGTACGCCATGTATTCGGGCTGGCCGACGCCGTCCGTCCATTCTTTGTCGTAGCACAGGATCACCTCATCGACGCCGAGGTCGAGAAGGATGTCCATCTGTTCCTGCGACAGGTTGCTGCCGCAAGTCGCGAGGGCGAAATTGTTGTTCGGCCCATAATACGATTCGCACTGGAGGACTGATTTCTCAGCCTCGAATATCGCGACTTTCTTGAGGCGCCGTATATTCTCGCCGTTTTCATAGAGCCCGTAGAGATTGAGGCCCAATTTATGGTTGAGCCATTTCCCCTCCAATTGCACCGGGGCGTATTTCATGCCGCTCGCCACTTCGATTTCGTTGAACGACCTGCCTCTGACGCCGATCAATTCCCCTTTGGCATTGCGATGGGGGATGATGATTTTGGACAGAGCGGAATCGATGCGGATCCCGAAACGTCTCATTGCGCTAGGAAGGATGTGGTCGGGGAACCATTCGGTCGGGGCGGCCAAAGGCTCCCAATAGTCCAATAGGTTCTCTTGTATGGGCGGGTTTTCTTCTTTTTTCTTCTCTTGAGGCTTGGAATAATCCTCCATTTTCTGGAAGATGTCCCAATCGTCGATAAGGGGCTTTTTCTCTTCTTCGAAACCATCGTCACGCAAAGAGAAGAAGTCGCAGACGTATCTGAATGCCTCAGAGAAATCCTTGAGGCCTTTGGCTCTTTTCACCAACTCAAATACATCATAAGAGGCTCCTCTTGTGTACACATAGAAGAGCTTGCTGTCGTCGAAGTAGCACAGTTTATAAGAGTCTCCTCCCTCGTGGTCGAGGGAAGTAAGAAACAAGGGCCTCCCCTGAGAGTCCATGAGATAGGTGTCATCCTCTTGCAAGGAGCAGCAAAGACGGATTATGTCGTCTTGGCTGAGCATTTCTTTCACTTTTGCCGAATCTAACATCTTCTTGCCCTCAGAACTCGAAATTTATGTTGCTGTAGACGTCTTCAAGCTTCTCTTGGCTTGTCGCGTCCAGCACGCTTTCCAGCGCGTCATTCGCTTTTTTTGTCCCCGCCTTCTCGCCAACTTTGACATAAGTCGGCTCAACGGGAAGCATCACGCCGTTGCTGTCCGTTACGAAACAGTCGTACATCCGGCATGTGCTGCGGTCGAAATATGTGTACAGTCTGATATTCTGATAAGTTCCTCTTCTGATTTTATAGACATGGAGAACGAAGTTTGGCTTCGTCTCAAATCCTTTTGCGCAATAAGTGTCTATGATTGGGTTGTCCATGTCTCTCACTGGCAGCAAAATGGCCGCGCAGTCGGTTTTATCCGCCAAAGATTTCGCGCCTCTCAAAGAGGTGGAATCAGCCTCTTTCACGTTTTTGTAATCGCCTGACAATTGGGTTGCTGTCCAAATATAGATATTGAGCTGCTTTGCGCAGTCTTTTAATGCGGTTGACATTTGCAAGAGGATCTGATCTGTTCTCAGCCCTTGCACTTTCGTTTTTCTAGCCCCTTCTGCCAGCATTTTGATGCTTTCGGAAAGGTAGTCGAAGAACACGTAATTGACGTGTCTGGTCATATAATACGATTTGATCGTGTTGATAACGTCGTCTGAATCGAAATTTGTGATGCTGACGAAGAAGAATCTCGATTTTGACGCTTCGATCAGGTCAATGGCCTTGTCCAGCCGCTGCTCTTCTTCTTTGGAATAGTTTCCGTCTAGAATCCGACTCTCTGGGATGCCGGACACGTGGGCCATCATCATTGTCTGCACTTCTTGCAATTCAAGTTCGGTTTCGATGATAAGGACATTCTCTTCAAGGCCCGTGGAGATCCATTGCTTTTTATCGCAATCATAATATTCCGGGATCGCGAGATGACATGCCTCTCCGACAGCGATTCTTGTCTTGCCAACGCCGGAAGGGGCGGACGTCATATTCAAACACCCAAATCTCTGACCTCTGTATAACGTGGTCAAAATGGGAGACATCAATGGCATGCCCATCACCGGGGCTTTTTTGAGCTCTTCCTTCAATTCTCTCAATGAGTCCCCCGCGCTTCCCTCAACCAAATCGCTGCTGCTGCCAAAGAGTTTTTTGGCTTCGGCGACTTTTACTTCCTCGGAAGTGATGATGTCGTTGACGCTCATTTTATCGAATCTCTCTTGCATCTTTTGCTGTTCGTCAGGATTGACGATGGAAGAGTCATATAAATCGCTGGTGTCAATGCCTTGGTTGTTGAGCAAAACCAGCAAACTGTATTTCTTCAGCGTGTTGTAATAATAGTCAAATTTCTTCGGATCATACATCTCAAGAATCTTTTGGATGTATTCAATGCCTCTGTTGTCGCAAAAGACTTTGTATTGGGATTCATAAGGCTGAAGGAATTTGTCGATGTCGATATAATCGATTTTTTCCATCCCGCTATGGGCGAGATAATCAACTGCCCCATAAACAATGCGGTGGAATTGCTCCTGAAAGTCATTGATATCGAATCTATATTTGTTATTGGCAAACAAAAGAGGATCTTTAATCAATCCAGCCAACACCTGCATAACAGCGATTTTATTGACGTAAACGACATCTTTCGTCTCATTAGCCGGCATGATTACAAATCCTCCATTCTATACTTAGGCTTATTTCTTTTTTCTTGATCGTCTTTATTAACAACGACGACCCGAGGTTTCACATTGATGTTCACTTTCATGTTCTCCTCGCGTATTTTTCTCTGATCTATGAGGTATTGCCTGGTTCTTTCATATTGCTCTTTGAGCACTCTTGGCAGCAATTCCATCACGGGGTTGTTGCCCAAAACCTTATAATAATACCAAATAGTCGCTTTAAGACCCTTTATCTGAGCCTTATCATAAGAGATCTGTCTCGTTATCGCCCCAATCACCTCTGGTGGGATATAAGTGACTCCGAAAACCTCTTTGATATAATCATATAGATCTTTTTGGGCGTTGTCAAACGCAATTTTTTCCGCTATCAACGATTGATAGCACGGCTCGCAATATCTTTTCCCGTCTATTTCCCGAAATGCGGTACCCACTAATAAGGTACCGCATTTCGCGCAACGGAGAGCGTTATTTCTACCACTCGCTCCCGACATATGATTTATTCCTTGATGACGTCAGTATAATCGTATCCAAGCTTGAGAAGCTCGCTGTAAACAAGATCCAAAGCCTCGCGTTGTTCTTCGGTGGCTTTGTTGCACTTGAAGTCGGGATTGCCGAGTTTGTCTTTGAGAATCTTCTGATATTCGTTGATCGTCCCCGTTTTCTTCTTCATGCGGATCAACATATTCCCAATCCGTTTCACTTCATCGTCGACGGAAAGGAAGGAAGCTTCTTCAATGGCTTTTTCGGAATCTGATTCCGCTTTAGCCTGCTCTGGTGAGATGGCTTTGCTTCCGGTCTTCTTTTCGTTCTCGTGGATGGCGGCGTTCAAAGCGCTTGTCAATTTCTCATAATTCCAATTTGGAATGACGCTCGGCATATAATCGAAACGGGTCTTCGCCTCGAATGCGCTGTTGCCGCGGACATAAAGGCTGGAAAGAACGGAAGGCGTTCCATCGACCTGTTGGTCGAATTGCGCAAAACCGACGATGTCGCACATATTGATGATCGGATCGACGCTGCGCTTATCTCCAGCGGGATAGATCTTAGTGTATTTCGCTCCGGTCGGGTCATAGAAATCACGTGTTCCGGAATGATCAAGGAAAATCAAAGTGAAACCGCTTGTGTCAAGAGCGTTGAGCTGTTTTTGAACCTCTTGGGCATATTCCTTCCAAAGGCCGTATCCTTCATTGCCCTTGGCGATGCTGGTCGCTCCAAACACGCCGCAGACGTATGCTTGAGCAAGCAATTCGATGCCATCGATGGAGTCGATGATGATGGTTTCATACATATCATGGATTTTGTCTTCGTCTTTGGAACTGGTGAGCTGTTTGACGATGTCTCGGAAATCGCTCCACTTCTTGATGGTGAAATGAGGCACTCCGTCAATGGCGCCCAATCCGTTTTCAAAGCAAAGGACAAGGGGCTTCGGGGCTTGGACGGCGTTGCGGGTCTTCCCCGTGCCTGCCATCCCATAGATGAGGATCTTCTTTCCGACGACCCCATCGACAACCTTGCTAATTTCGGGTTTTAATAAATCTAACATCCTTTTGTCCTCCTATTTAGAAATTGAAATCATCGAAATTGCCGCCAAATGGATCTTCTGTCCCAACGGTCGGCGCCGTGACGGAATCAAGCGTGTTGGCAGCCATGCCGGCGGAAGCGCGGCGGTTGCCGCCGCTGGTGTTGCGGCGCGTGGTGTTTTCCGCGATGTGTTGGTCGCGAAGCACCAATCCCGCTTTGACTTCTTCTTGGGTGATGCAATTCTCATCGCCTTCGTGGATAGGCAATTTCCCAGGATTGCGGCCAAGGATCTGACGCTCACGAACGAACGTGGTCTTGAACTGGGTTTCGCCTCCCCCATTCCAAGCAAACGGGTCATCAACGGTTTCGGACGCGACTTCTTTCTGCTCAATATTGACCAATTTACCTTTGAAATTGGCGGTATCGTGGACTTCATAGTTGTTCTGAACGAAATCCGCCAATTTGCCGGCGGGCACCACGAAGGAAATGCGGTTCAAGGAAATGCGGTTCATGGTTCCATCGTAATCTTCCGGAAGAAGACCGGAGATAATAAGCCGTCCGGTGGGTTCCACGTTCTCGGTTTCCTTATCGTATTTCGTTTCTTCGCCCATGGATTCGATATACATATCAACATCGAATTTTGCTTCCGGAACAAAAGGATGAGCATCGGTAGCAGTTTTTAATTTAACGCTGAATCCCTTTAGCGTGACAATCGACCTTTCCTTGTTGTCGAGTTTGGTGGCGTATTCTTGCATGTGGGCGCGAACATGAACTTTCGTGGAGCATTGGGCCGCCGTTTGGAAATTTGCCGCCGGGTTGCCGCTCAAATAAGCGGCGATCGACATGGCCCTGCTGGGAAGGACTTCCAACAAATTCTTATAGGTGGAATTTTCATTTCCGTCTTTTTTGAAATGGTTTGCGTAGAACTGAACTTTGTAAGCTTCGGTGTCGCTTGTGGCAACGATGAGATTGCCGCGAATGGCGTCTTTCCCGTCTTTGGTTTTGACGCATTCAAGAGTGTTTTCCTTTAAATACCCCGTGATGTCAACATAATTGTTTCTTCGAATAGTAGTTTTTTTTGTTTCTTCAGCCATATTTTATGGTCCTCCAATTTTCTATCTAAGACACTCTGAATTTGTCTCGGACATCACTATAATAAAAAAAACGCGGCCCGATGTCAACAGGCCGCGTTAATTTTTTTTCTTATTTCACTTTTTGAAGGGTGAATGTGTTGAAAAATTTATCGAATTTTTTGATGGAGACATAATTATTATATGGAAGTTTGACGTACACTCTCAATGTAAGCCATTTAATGTCACGGGTATAACACTTATCGCCAGCCTTAAATGTCTTCACTGTGTTTCTTTTCCCTCTTTCGTCTTCTGAAATTTCCACTAAAATCGCGATGTCGCGTTCAGGAATGATTTTCCCTTTCTCGCCGGGATTGCAAATATCATTGCCAGTATTTTCGAAAATAAGTTTGCCGGTGCTGATGAGACTAAGAGCGCGCAGATCCTGCAAACCTCTTTGATCGATAGATTTTTCGTAATCATCAGGAAGACGGAACGTCACAGTTTTATGCTCGCCGAAAAGAGGAGTAATATCGGTGGCTTCTACTCCTCCACAAACAAGATTCCGGATCCCGGAATTTCTCAGCTTGTCCAAAGTAAAGAGGTAGTTCCTTGTTTCGATCTGCTTCCATTTTTGCGTTCTCTCATAATTAGCGTCGATCGAAGCCTGCAGCCCCTTTAAACATTTCTCTGCGGCCTCTTTCGTGAAAGCATACGCGTAAATATCCCCCCAAATAATCCTGGTTTTAATACCATTCCTATTAAGGTTTCCGCGAATGTCCTCCTGCCATGCTTCGCACACCTTTTGTTTGCTGATATCCCAGAGCATTACTATGCCATTTGTCTCTTTGGATGTTCCTAAAATGATATATTCTGTAATTTTACCCTCATATTCCTTAGGGGTCCCGTCGATATACTCGGCATAGATTGAATACAGTTTTTTGCCCGCCATCTCATTTATTGTTTCATCATCCTTGAATCTCATGAAAATTTCCTCCGCTTTTATTCCAAAAGCAGTATACCAAAACACCTAAATGAAATGCAAGTTTTATTTTTGGAAAACAATAAAACAGTCAATTAAATTTTTGATAAAAAACGAGGCCCGCAAAAACCTCATTTCTCACTATATCTCTATTAACTCTGTTCTTATTACTTTAAAAATCCACGAAAATTTGACATATCGGTTATTTTTGTAAGAATTCCAGAATTATTGATATAAAAACCCGAGTTTCGAATAGTAATGTCAGTTGCTGCCATCCAAGATGATATTGCAAAAGCCGGATAATAAGTGATTCCCATACTACCATTTAAAACTTGATATATCCCAAAAACAATATTCTGAATTGAAGAAGGCGAAGTGGAGGTATTATCACTATTACCTAATTTACGATCTTCTGCAAAGGGGTTGTGACTTAAAGCGCTCCAATTGATTGGAAAATCAGCGAGGTCAATATTATTGTTTCCCGTATCGTTTGTGGATATGCTTATACCTTCTTCTGCATTTATAGATATTCCACGATCTGGTGTAATAGACATAACGCCAAAAGATTCATTGATCGACGGTTTATTTAATACTACGGACCAATCGGTCTCTGGATGGAGAATGTTACCATCGCCGTCTTTAAGTCTAACTTTAATATGATCTGCCTTATTTTTCCTCCTTTTTTGTGATTTGCTGCATGATACAATCATGGCTCCTCTATTTTTCGTTGTTCTAAAAATCCGTGAAATTTTGACATGTCTTCTATTCTTATAAAATATCCCTTCTCATTTATATAGTATCCATATTGGCTTCGGAAGCAAACATTATCAGTGAGACCGGCAGAAATTTTATGAGACGTCCATATTGATGAAAAAGCCGGAGAATAGTATGGAAAGCCGGTTGTTGAATCCGTAACTTCGTATGTGCCAAAAATGAGATTCAGAGGCGAGTTCGGAACAAGATGATCCTTATCCCCCGCAGTTATCATGAGTTGGACGATTTTTTTAAACGGATTACCATTCAAAGTGTCCCAATTAAAAGGATATTCATCAAGAGAAACACTTTCGGAATTTGTCTTAGATGTGGATATGGTTAAATCGCCGCGCAAAGTCACTTGCATATTGTGCGCTTCCATATGGACCGTGTCAGTGTCTGCCGTGCCAATATATGTATCATTCGCCGCATCATAAATTGATGGTCTATTCACCACCGCGGACCATTCGGTCTCAGGATGAAAAATATTTCCGCGAATATTTTTAAGTCTAACTTTAATAGGATCTGCCATAATTTTTTCTCCTTTTTATAATCGATGCCGAAGTGAATTGTCCCACCGCTAAAGAAGTGTGGCCTCTTGCTCGATTTCTCTAAGACAAACTTTATTTTGATGTCTCTAAAAGCCCGATAAAATTTGCCATGTCGCTTATTGGATGCATCATTCCGCGGCTGTCCAAATAAATGCCGAAGCTCCTAGAGGAAGGCCCGCCAGCAATGCAACCTACAACTGCGAAAGCTGGATAATAATAATAAGCATCAGGACTTGTAGCGGTATAATCCCTAATTCCATACATGCCAAA